AGCGCCGCACGCTGTGTGAGAAAAAGTTTTCCACATGGCTCACATACCCACATTGAGGTGGGGACATATCACGGTAAAAGCAAAGGAGATTTGAACGTGGCAAATCTTGTAGAAGCCGCAAAGAGCGGAAACAAGTACGAAACCTTAATAGCATTAAGGGACATCCTGGCAACAACGATCCAAAGTTGTGAGTCAGGGCGAGATATGGCATCCAATTCCAAAAGGCTCATGGAAGTAATCGGAGAAATTGAAGCCATAGAAGCTGAAAGAGCCAAAGAAAAAGCAAGGCTTGAAGCAGAAACCAAGAACAAGATGTCGAAGCATGACCGTCTAAAGAGAAAGCATGAAGTACGGTAGGCAAACACCTACCTTTGAAAGAATCGGGACTTATGCTTATTCAGACGGTGAAGTTGTCGCAGAAATGTTCATCGAAGACGGCGGTGCAACATTCTATCCCGCACAAGAGTACGAATTGGTACTTATGCTTGCGAGGAACGAAGACGGCTCTCCGGCGGCACTTACGATATGTATATCGAAGCCAAGGCAGAATGGAAAATCATATTCCGCAAGGCACTATGCGATATACATGGCAGACTTTGAGCATAGATCGGTATTATATTCGGCACATCATTCGTCAACCACAAAGAAGATGTTTGATGCGCTTTGCAATATATTCGAGAATCCCGAGAGATACCCCGAATTTGCCCACGATGTGAAGTCAATCACAAGAGGGCGAGGATATGAGGGTATCTATTTTAATGATTGGCAAGATGAGGACGGCATTTGGCACGATGGGGGATGTATAGAGTTCTCCACAAGAACAAATGCGGGTGCAAGAGGTGGAACATACTCGGTTATCATCATTGACGAAGCCCAGGAAATGACGGACGAGCAACAAGAAGGAATGCTCCCTGTTATCTCTGCTTCATCAGATGCGAGTGATGTCAGTAAGATGCCACAGCAGATTTACATAGGCACTCCACCATCACCAACTTGCAAAGGTACTGTATTCAAGAAGATGCACGATGAAGCACATTCGGGTGTCGGTACACTATGGTGGCTTGAATGGGGCATCGAGAAGCTTGAACAGATTACCGCAGATACTTACCTCGATTTAGCGTATGACACCAATCCGGCACTCGGGCATAGAATCGCAGAAAAAACCATCACGAATGAATTTGAGCAGATGAGTGTAGATGGATTCGCAAGAGAAAGACTTGGATGGTGGACACCCAAGGCAATAGAGCGAATAGATTATGCGATTAAGGCAGAGAAGTGGGATGCTTGTAGATCAGATGAGAAAAAGCCCGAAGGTAAAACCGCCTATGGAGTGAAGTTCTCATCCGATGGCTCTTATGTATGCCTGTGCGGGGCTGTGATACCCGCAGATGGTAAAGCAAGAATCTCACTCATTGAAGCAAAACCCACAGGGCATGGTACAAAATGGCTTGCCGATTGGCTGAACGAACGTGCAGATAAAGCTTGTTGCGTAGTCATAGATGGCAGAAATGGCGTAGATGTTCTTGTTGAAAAGATTGCGGAGAAATGGAGAGTCAAAGGCTCGATTATCAGACCATCCGCAAAAGATGTGATTGCCGCAACGGGAATGCTGACAAACTCGGTGAATGAGGGCGCACTTACCTGGTATTCAGGGCAAGAAGCGTTAAGAGAGTCAGCAACCACAGCAATAAAAAGACCTATCGGCGGCGGTTGGGGTTTTGGTGGGGATAATTCGACTCCCATAGAGGGCTGTTCATTAGCCTTGTGGGGAGCGACAACATCAAAGAGAAATCCAGGGCGGTCAATGTTAATCGGTTGAGGTAACAAATGCAGAACATAGAAATAAGCAACATCAGAAACTTTCCAAGTGAAGAAAGACCGAGGTTAATGTCGCTTGTTGAAACATTCAACAGGCACAGAGCCAAGAATGAGTTAAAAAACAGATACTATGAGGGCAAGGTTTCCCTTGGTGAGGTTAATTTAGGCATCGCATTGCCCGATGGACTTATGAAACTCGAAATCGGATGCGCTTGGGGAGCAAAAACTGTTGATGTGCTTGCCGGACGTTCAATGTTTGATGGCTTTGTCGGAGAAAATGGCGAAGATGTCACCGAGATTGATGAGATTGTGGCAAATAACCATTTCATAGACGAATACATCAAGGCTTGCCGTGATGAATTGAAGTTCGGATGTGTTTTTGCAACTCTTTCGAACTCGGATGAGGGTGTAAAGATTCGTTTTCACTCTCCCTTAACCGCTTCGGCTGTTTGGGATGGAGAAAAAGGCAGAATCGCTTATGGTTTTGCCATCATCGACACCGCACCCGATAATGACCATAATTGGCAACCCATGATAATCAATTACTATACCGATGATTCGATTTGGGTCTTAACCAAGTTGGACGGAATATGGTATGCGGAACAGCATCTGCACAAGATGGGCAGACCTCTGATGGAAGCACTCATTTGGAATGCGACTTCAGACAAGCCTTTTGGTAGGTCGAGGATAAAAGAGCCTATTAGAAGACTCATCCAGGGCTATGTCAGAACCGTAGCGAATGCTTCAATCGGTTTGGAATTTGCGACCGCACCACAGAAATACTTGCTTGGTGTTACCGATGAACAGTTTGATGCGGTTGTAAACAATAAATTCAGACAGTATGTAGGTTCTATTCTTACATCGACCACAAACCCCGAAACAGGTGAGAAACCTTCATTCGGACAGCTTCAGCAAGGAACTATAACCCCTCACGTTGAAATGCTCCGAATGCTTGCTACACAGTTTAGTGCGGCAACGGGATTGACCGTCACAGATACGGGAGTTGTAAATGATGCAAACCCGACATCAAGTGATGCAATCCTGGCACAGAGTCAGACCCTTGTAGCGACAGCACAACAGCTTAACATCAACAATGGCATCGGCTTAAGGTCAATCGCACTCATGGCACTTGCCATTGAAAACAATGTGTCGCTCGATGAACTTACCCCCGAACAGAAAGCAATTGTTGCACACTTCAAGAATCCGGCAATGCCAAGTGTAGCGGTCACGGCAGATGCGGCTATAAAGATTGCATCCGCAAGACAGGGCTTTGCATCGACCGATGTATTCTTGGAAATGCTCGGATTTGATAAAGCCGATATAAGGCGCATCAAATCGCAAGAGGGCAGAGCAAGAGGGATGCAACTCATAGAAGAAGTAAATGGCAACGATCAGTAGAGAAGAATGGAATAAGTACATCGCATTACTCCGCAAGACGAATGAAAAGGCGGCAATGGATATCGTCACCTTTATGAGAAATCATCTTTTGCACGGATCCGATGCGATAGAAACCTTGACCGAAGCACAGCGCAAGGAATTGATTGATTATGCTTATGCCATTGTTCAAAAATACGGCGAAGCGACAGCGGCACTTTCCGCAGAAATGTATGATGCGGTAGCTATTCTCGAAGGAAGATATGTAGCACCCGCAGAAATGGCAGAACTCGCTTCTTATGGTGACGTAGCCAAAGCGGTGAACGGAACACTACTTCAGAGTGGAAATCTTGAAGAGATAGCGAGTGCCGCTTCTCGTTGGGTAAAGATGGCGGGTGCTGATACCACGATGCACAATGCCATAAGAGATGGGGCGGAGTTTGCTTGGATTCCATCGGGCGAGACTTGTCCGTTTTGCATAGCCCTTGCATCGAGAGGATGGCAATACGCATCCAAAAAGGCTGTTAAGAACGGTCATGCGGAACACATTCATTCAAACTGTGATTGTCAGTACACAGTAAGGTTTAATGAGCGCACTACCGTTGAGGGCTACGATCCCGATGCGTACTTATCAATGTATCAACACGCAGATGGTCGAACACCGACAGAGCGCATCAATTCGATGCGAAGAACCGCTTATGCGGCAGATAAAGAAAGCCAAGGTACAGATAACCAAGGCTTAATAGATGTAAATTAGCACCCGAAAAGGTGCTTTTTTAATGGGAACTCGTCCCTTAAACGAGGATTTTACTCATAGAGAGGAGATTTAATAATGAGCGACAACGCTACTGTAACCACACAGGAAAATGCCGAAGGGCAGACCCGCACGTTCACCCAGGATGAAGTCAATGCAATCGTAGGCAAGAGACTTGCCGAGGAAAAAGGCAAGTATTCGGACTATGAGGACTTGAAAGCCAAAGCCGCCAAGTATGACGAAGCGGAAGAAGCAAACAAGAGTGAACTTCAGAAAGCTACCGAACGTGCAAAATCATTAGAGGATGAACTCAACAACCTTAAGAAAGCCGAAGAGGTTCGCACGGTTCGTGAAAAGATTGCAAGCGAGACAGGGGTTCCGGCAAATCTTCTCACAAGCGACACCGAAGAAGCTTGTAAGGCACAAGCTGAAGCAATCCTCGCTTTCAGTAAACCTACCTCTTACCCGAATGTAAAAGACGGTGGAGAGGTACACCACACCACAGCATCGAAGCCTGAAGATCAGTTTAAAGAATGGTTCGATGCAAACTTCAAATAAGGAGATTAAAAATGGCTGATATCAATAGAACATCAGGATCAATGGCACTTCCTTCCGAACTTTCATCCCAGGTGCTTGCAAAGGCATCACAGGAATCCGCAATCATGCGCCTTGCAGAGAAGATTGACCTTCCTGGCAGAGGTGTAACCATCCCCGTAATCGTTTCTGATCCTACCGCCGCATGGGTAGCAGAAACCGCAAAGAAGCCCGTTGGCAATCCCACCGTAGGCACAAAGCTTATGCAGGCTTTCAAGATTGCCACCATTATGACCTTCTCAAAGGAACTTACCCGTGACGCTTCTGCTCTTTACAGAGCAATCGTGGAGAAAGGACCTGCGGCAATCGCAAAGGCATTCGATCAGACCATCATCGGAGCAATCCAGGCACCTTCCGCAACCAACTTCGATACCTTCGCAAACTGTACCGCTGTTTCCATCGCAAACGCAAACAACGGAACTTATCTCGGACTTGTTGCCGCTAACGGAAACATCGCTACCGCAGGTGGAAGAATGAACGGTGTTGCAATCGGCGCACAGGGCGAGAGCCTTCTCTTCTCCGCTGTTGATACTACCGGCAGACCCATCTTCATGCCTACCGCAAATGACGGTTCTGTAGGTGCTGTTCTCGGTTCAAGAGTCGTTGAGAACAACGGACTTTATGTTGCCGGAACCTCACCCAATCCTAATATCGTAGGTATTGCCGGAGATTGGACTCAGGCAAAGTACGGAATTGTAAACGGCATCGAGTTCAGCTATGCAGACCAGGCTACTGTTGACCTTGGCGATGGAACTTCCATTAACCTTTGGCAGCAGAACATGGTCGGTGTCATTGTTGAAGCAGAAATCGGATTCCGTGCTGATACTGCTTGCTTCAACCTTCTCACCGACTAATGAGAGTTCAGTTCATCCACAAAAACCTCGGAATAAGTATGTGGGTCACGGAAACAGAAGTAGAAAAGTACAAGGCGGCGGGTCACAAACTCGCCGCTACTTCTGAACCCGCAAAAGAGGTCAAAGTGGAAGTAGAGACTCCCAAGGAAGAGCCTAAAAAGGCAAAAGTCACCAAGACAAAGAAATGAGGATGTTATGGCATACGCAACATACCAGGATGTAGAAGTAAGACTCGGAACTACATTCATGCAGAGTGAAATCGGAATATGTAATTCGTTGCTTGACCGTGCGGCATTGATTATTGATGCCTACAACGTAAACGCATCGGCTGATATCAAGAAATCGGTATCGGTCGAAGCTGTCGCAAGGGCTATGAATGTCGCAAGTGATGTTCCTATGGGAGCATCGCAAGGCTCAATGTCAGCACTCGGATATTCACAGAGTTGGACGATGCCTTCGGGCGGTTCGGTCGGTGATGTGTATCTCTCAAAGGCTGATAAGAGACTTCTCGGAGTCGGAAACTCCATCGGCGCAAGCAATCCTTTGTCATTCGTAACGAGGGACAGCGTATGAACGGAATAACCATAAAACTCATTGAAAAGACACAGACAGGCACAGACCCATTCGGTCAGCCTATCTATACAGAAACCGAAACGGATGTTGCAGATGTTCTTGTGGGCGAACCTTCCACAGATGATATCAACAATGCAATAACGATGTATGGCAAGAGAGTGGCTTACACGCTTGCAATCCCCAAAGGTGATACCCATGTGTGGGAAGATACATTCGTCAAGTTGCCGAGTCCCTTTGAGGGCAGATATCGCACTATCGGTTATCCCACAGCCGGAATAGAAGCAAACATTCCCTTAAGGTGGAACAAGAAGGTGCATCTTGAGCGAATCGAAAGTCAAAATTGATTGGTTAGGGTGGCGAGGGTTTACCCAGGTCAGACAATCTCAATTTATGATGGATGAACTCATCAGAAGAGGTAATCAGATGGGAGATATCCAAAAGAGTTTTGTCGGGGTAGACAGATGCCATGTGATCGTGAGGACGAAAGATGATAGAAGTAGAGGTTAAAGATTTTCTCGACACATATTTTGAGGGCAATGTTTCCGTTTGTTTGGAAATCCCCAAGAATATGCCCAAAAAGTTCATAGTCTTTCAATGCGTGGACAAGGGCAGAGAAGATTATATCGAAGCTGTCACGCTTGAATTTTGCACTTATGCAGATTCGAAGTATGAAGCCGCACTTCTCGAAGAGTCCTTGCGCGAAGCCATGGATTCAATGCACAGCACTACCGACATATCATGTAAGATATCCGGCGGTGATGATGATATGGACACATCACTTAAGAAGTACCGTTATCGTTGTTATTACAACCTTCACCATTAAAAGGAGATAAGATATGGCAACTAACGCAACAAATGTAACAGTTGGTAAGCCTAAAGTTGGCGGTGCCGTACATTATGCACCTCTCGGAACTACACTTCCTACTGATGCAACTACCGCACTCGACCCCGCATTCAAAGACCTTGGATATGTATCCGAGGATGGTCTTACTAACAATAACTCCCCTGAGAGCGATACTGTCAAGGCTTGGGGCGGTGATACCGTTCTTTCCCTTCAGACCGACAGACCTGATACCTTCGCACTTACCCTTATCGAAGCAATGAATGAGGAAGTGCTTAAGGCTATCTATGGCGCAAGCAACGTAACCGTAGACAATGATGGCAACATCAGCGTTAAGGCTACCGCACAAGATATGCCTTCAGGTGCTTGGGTATTCGACATGATCCTTAAGGGCGGCAGAGCAAAAAGAATCGTTGTTCCCAATGGAACTATCTCCGAACTCGGAGAAATCACCTACAAGGATGACGAAGCTGTCGGCTATAACATCACAATCACCGATGTACCCGATACCGATGGTGTATACCATTACGAATACATCGAAGCTGAATCATAAGGGGGAAATATGAAAGGCAAAACACAGAGCGGCTATGAGTTCGACATTGACGATAGGATTTTGAGCGATTGGCGGTTTGTCGAAGCACTCACCAAATGTCAGAACTCCAAAGGTGATACCTTTGGTGGGCTTGACGGAGTGCAGAAGATGACCAGGCTTTTACTCGGTGATAAGTACGATGGATTTATGGATCACATCGCATCCAAGAACGGCGGTTTTTGTCCGTCTAATGTCATCATGGGAGAAATCACCGAAATCTTTCAGAGTGCCAAAGACTCAAAAAACTGATATTCCTCGCACATTGTATATCGGTGTGTGAGGATAAGTTAATCTGTGACCTCGCAGAGACTTACCACATACTCAATTACAGAGAGTTGCCACCTTTATTGGTAGCAACTCTTTGTATGGGGTTAAGGGATAACTCCCGTGTGAAGATGGATGTAGCGGGGGCAAAGATATCTTTGGAACAGCACTTATTAGCCCGAATGACAGATGAATTAGCATTTCAAAGTTGGGCTAAAACCAAGGACGGGCAGAAGAACAGAAACCGTCCTACTTCAGTATTGAAAACACTTCTCGAAGATAAGAAAGAAGAAACAGAGACTTTCTTAACACCCGAAGAATTTGACAAGGCATGGGAAAGGATAACCAATGGCAGAAGGGATAACAATCGGTGAAGCCTATTTACAGATAAGGCCTTCAACAGAAGGGATGGCGGGCGATATCGACAGAGCCATGGGCGAAGCGGGTGGAAGAGGTGCATCCTCTTTTGGCTCGGCATTCTCGACAGGCTTAAAGGCTGTTGGCGGTGCGGCATTAGCGGCTGTCGGTGCGGCATCTGTAGGTGTTGCAAAACTCACGGCAGATGCGACCAACTCCTTTGCAGAATATGAACAGCTTGTGGGCGGAGTTGAGGTTCTTTTCGGAGATACCGCAAATGAAGTTATGGAAAATGCGGCAAACGCATTTCAAACAGCGGGATTGTCAGCTAATGACTATATGGAAACTGTCACCGGCTTTGCGGCATCCCTCACAAGTTCGTTAGGCGATGATATAGATCAAGCGGCGGCTTATGCTGACAGAGCAATCACCGACATGGCAGACAATGCAAACAGAATGGGAACTTCCATTGAATCTATTCAGAACGCTTATGCCGGATTTGCAAAACAGAACTTCACCATGCTCGATAACCTTAAACTCGGTTACGGCGGCACACAAGCAGAAATGGAAAGGCTTCTCCGTGATGCCGAGCAGATGGCGGGATTAGTCGAGGGAACATTTGACCTTAACAACTTCGCTGACATTACAGAAGCTATTCATATCGTGCAAGAGAACATGGGCATTGCCGGAGCGACCGCAGAAGAAGCGGGTAGCACCATAAGCGGTTCAATGGCGATGGCAAAATCTGCATGGGACAACCTGGTAACAGGCTTGGCAGACCCTAACGCAGACCTCGGAGCGCTCATAGATAATTTTGTTCAAGCGGGAATAACAGCCCTTAACAATCTGATTCCCACTATTCAGCAAGCACTTGTAGGAATAGGGCAAGCAATCACGCAAATCGTGCCGATAATCGTTGAACTTCTCCCTGGGTTGATACAGACCCTTGTACCGCTTTTGGTGGAAGCATCGACACAGCTTGTGACCTCGCTCGTTCAGGCATTACCCGATGTGCTTAATGTGTTACTTGAACAGCTTCCTTTGCTGTTTGATTTAATCATCAATACACTTCTCACACAGCTACCGCTTTTGCTCGATTTGGCTTTACAGTTCATCGTGGCATTGGCTGACGGATTAACACAGAATCTGCCCACTCTTATCCCCGCTGTTGTTGATGTTGTATTGACATTGGTGGATAAACTCACAGACCCCGACACACTTGTAATGCTTGTAGAAGCATCAATAGCCTTGATAGTTGCACTTGCGGAAGGCTTGATAGATGCCTTGCCCAAACTGATTGCCAAAGTGCCGGAGATTGTGACGAATCTGCTTGAAGCAATAGTAAGAGCCGCACCCATGATTCTTGAAGCGGGTATGGAACTCTTATTTAAAGTTATCGAGGGCATCTTATCGGTCATTGGTCAGCTTGTCGGAATCGGCGCAGATATAGTCCAATCAGTTAAAGATGGATTCACGGAAAAGGTTGAAGCCGCCAAGACATGGGGCAAAGATTTGATTGATAATTTCATAGAAGGCATCAAAGCCAAGTGGGAAAAACTCAAATCCACGGTCACAGACCTCGCAAGCACGATTAAGTCATTGCTCGGATTCTCTGAACCTGAAACAGGACCCTTGTCCAACTTCCATACATTCGCACCCGACATGATGGAGTTGTTCGCACAAGGTATAAGGGATAACCTCGGATTGATCCAAAATGCGATGGGGCAAGTCACTACATCCATTGCTACGGACTTCAATTCACCCGACTTAGTGCCAAATTCATATTCACCCATAGCAAACCCGAACGAGGAATTAATAAGCCTTGTAGGGGCATCAGAGGGCGATATAACAATCCCTGTTTACATTGGGCAGGAAAGGCTTGATACAATCATCATCAATGCACAGCAGAGACACGCTTTGGTTAGTGGGGGCAGATAATGAATAGAAAAGTCAGATTGAAGTTTGATACAGATTACTTCCCTCTCACCAAAGGGAGTTATAATCTCTCCTTGCAGAACAAGGAAACAGTAAAAGAGACAGAAGCGGGAACTATTCAGCGTGATATAAAGCGTTTGGGAGTTCCCCATCTGTCAGTATCATCCACCATAGATTCAACATGGTATCAGAAAATCCAACAGTATTATGTCACGGGTCAGAGCGTGACGATATCTTATTATTCTCCTGTGACATTAGCAGAAGCGACCTTTGACGGATTTATACAGAACTTATCCTTTGAACTTAAGAAAGACAATGGCACAGAAACCTATTGGGATGTTTCGTTTGAGGTGACAGCGTACTAATGTATTCAGCATCGGCAGATTTTCAAACAAAGATAAAATCGAATACCAGGCACATGAAGTGGAGTGGCACTATCACAACAGTTGGTGGTGTCACTTATGCTTTTGATACGGATAAGAACTCGGCAAACGGAAAGATAGTTTCAGGATCAATCACACGATCCATTTCCTCGCAGAGCCTTAATGTCGGAACAGCTTACGCATCCACCTTGTCGCTTGAAGTTGTACTTCCGGCTGTGTCGAGATACGAACTCTATAACGGAGTTGTTTCGTTAAGCTTTTCCATTGACGGTGCCGCAGATATCATCCCTATGGGAATCTTCACAATAAGTGAAGCAAATCAGACATCAGACCATATCAATATCAAAGCTTATGACAATATGGTTAAGTTTGACAACACACGCTTTGTTCCGGCACTCAATGCAGACATACAGACACCATATAAATGGCTATCAGATGCTTGTACGGCTTGCGGTGTAACACTCGGTTCGTTAAATTCGGAGATTGTATCATTACCGAACGGAGTACGAATGACAGGCTTTGCAGACAGCGTAGCTGATGCGAATACATGGCGTGATGTACTTTCGTACCTGGCGGCTTATTTGGGTGGATATGCCTATATAGGTCGTGACGGAAAGCTGTATATCGGCTCATATAGTTCTGCTTCTTCTGACACAGTTCCTTCATCGTTCAGATTTTCGTCTAACCTGTCAGACTTTAGAACAACTTATGATGGACTCTACGCTACGTATAAAGACGGGGCTGTTCAAGAGTACGTTGACAATACAAACACAGGCGGATTGGTTCTCGATTTGGGAACTAATCCCTTTTTACAGTTCTCTAATCAGACCAACAGGTTAGCGGCACTCCAAGAAATCATTGATAAATGGGATGGAGTTTATTACGTTCCCTATTCGTCTGATATGCCAATGGTTCCCATCTATGATGTTGGGGATGTCTTAGCCTTCACCGATAACCAAGCGGGAGCTTATGACATCGGAGCGATAACCGAGATAACATATAACATCGGCGGTGTGATGTCCGTTAAGTGTGCCGGAGATAACCCGATTTTAGCGGGGGCACAGGATCGCTTCACTAAGACCCTGGAAGGCATGGCAGACAAATATGCCAATGGTCAGGAAGTCGGAGAGCAGAATTTTTGGATTCTACTGACCGAAAACACCAACTCAATAACGG